ACGTGGTCATGGCCGCTCGCTGCCAGCACCTCGACGGTCGGCCGATGGTCAGCAGCGATGCGAGCGCGCTGACTTGCGATAGCTGCGGCGTGGACTTCACACTGTCGGGCGTCGAGCCGAGCACCGAGTGGCGACTGATGCCCGATGCCTTCCAGCGTCCGTACAACCCCAGCGACTCGCCTTTCGGCAGCATGGCCGACCCGACCGACATTGCGCGGGTGCGGCTGGCGATAGCACAAGCGACCGCACCCCCAAAACGGCGCACGAGCAGGCGACGGGAGCGGACATGATGTTCACCTACGACGACGACGAGCGCGACTCGTTCTGGGACTTTGGACCCGACTTCGAGATGCGCTGCCGAGCACTCACCGCAGGCGTGGGCTTCGGCATCCTTTCGTGGCTTGCGCTGTTCTGGTTCATCAGGCGCTTCCTGGGCACCTGAGCTTGACGACGCAGGATCGAGTGATCCTGCTGTCCCTGGCACTGGTCACGTTCGGCATGATGCTCGGGGTCATCGCATATATCCTGCTGAACCAGCACTAGTGGCCGTCATCCTTCGACACGAGCAACTGCGACGCCTGGCCAATCTGGTCGGGGCGTGTCGGGGTGATCGCTGCGAGTTCTCCAAGGTCTTCTTCGGCAAGGATCTGCGCGAGTCACCCTGGCAGGTGGACGCGGTCAACATGGGCGGCACCATCTCGACCAAGGTCGCGGGGCGACGGTCGGGCAAGACTCTCACGACCACCGTGGACGCGGTGCATGCCTGCGCCACCAACGCCAGCCACACGTGGTACGTGACAGGCCCCAGCCTCGACCAGGCGAGCCTGTACTTCAACGAGATCGAGCAGGCCGCGATGCGACCCGACGGGCTGATGGAAGCCTTGCTCGACGGGCCGATCAAGCGCAGCCCCTTCCCGAGCGTGAAGCTGGTCACGGGCAGCGAGATCCACGCCAGGTCAACGGCGCGTGACGGGGTGTACCTGCGCGGCAAGGGCGCGAACGGCGTGGCCGTCACCGAGGCCGCGTTCATCAAGGACAAGGTGTATCAGGAGGTGGTGCGCGCAATGGTGCTCGACCGACGAGGTGTGATCCGCCTGGAGAGCACGCCCAACGGCTCGAACTACTTCCACGGGCTACACGAACTGGCCAACGGGGAGCACCGCGTGCTGCTGGACGGGTCAGGCCGCATCTACACCGACCCGTCGCACTACTACCGCACCATCCACGCCACCGTCTACGACAACCTGTCGGTCGCCCGCGACGAGATCGAGCGCATCAAGACCGAGGTGCCCGAGTACGTCTGGGACGTCGAGTACCTGGCCAAGTTCATCGACGACGACGAGCTTGTGTTCTCGTGGCCGCTGCTGGCCGACCTGTTCGACGAGGACTACCCCATGCAGGCGAAGCCCGAGATCGGGCATCGCTACGTGCTGGGCGTGGACCTGGCGCAGGTGCAGGACTACACGGCGCTGACGCTGCTGGACGTCACCTTCTGGCCCGTGCGGCTAGCCCACTGGGAGTTCTATCGCGGCAAGCCCTACACGGGACCAGGCGGTGTGGTGGACGACGTCAACACGCTGCGCAACCAGTTCAACAACGCCCGCGTGCTGATCGACGCCACCACCGAGAAGGCCGTGGCCGAGCAGGTGGTGGGCGCGGAGGCCTTCGTCTTCAGCCAGACCAGTCGCAACGCGATGCTGAGCAACCTTCAAGTGCTGCTGCAACAGCGCAAGTTCGAGCTACCTGCGGGGTACACTCGCCTGCGTGACGAGCTACGGGCGCTGCGACGGGTCAAGAAGGGTCAGACGATCCGCGTCGATCATCCGACAGGCGGGCACGACGACACCGTGATCAGCCTGGCGCTGGCAGCCTGGCCGCTGCGCGCCGCCGTTTCACCTGGCAGCCGCGAGGCCATCGACGCCGTGGTGTCGGGCAGCTTCGCTTGAAGGAGATCGCATGGCCAACCCCATCACCAATGCGCTGAGCCGAGCCTTCAATCGGCTGGCCTACGGCGAGACGGACCCGTATGCACCGCTGCGGCAGGACGGCGCGGCCATCACGGGCACGGGCTGGTGGCCCGGGCCAGGTGGCGCGTTCGACACCAGCCGCGTCGATTACGAGCGTGCCCGCAAGCTGTACCGCAACCAGATCCCGCAGTACAAGCTGGGCGCACACTTCAGCCGCCCGATCATCAACTACACGGCGGGCTACATCGGCGTGCCGCACTTCAAGAGCAAGGCCGACGTACCCGAGGCGGACCAGGCGCTGAACGACTTCGACGAGCGCTTCGTGGCGCGCTTCCTGACCGTCAACCGCAACATGCTGCGCGATGGCGACGTCTTCGCTCGCCTGGACTACGTGCAGGACAAGCTCGATCCGCGTCAGCGCCGCTTCGACATTCGCCTGGAGCACCCGGGCTGGTGCACGCCCAACCTCGACCCCGTCTCGGGCGAGTGGGAGAGCCTGGTCATCACGCACCCCGTCTATCCCACGATGCGCCCCGACAGCCAGGCCAAGCCGAGCTACGTCATCACCGAGACGCTCACCGCCGAGACGATCCTCATCAAGGCCGACGAGCGCGCCCCATCCGAGGTGCGGCTGAAGTACCCGGGCGAGCCGATCCCGAACCCGTGGGGCTTCATCCCCGTGGTGCACTACAAGAACGAGCCAGAGGAGAACCAGCTATTCGGGGTGAGTGATCTGGAGCCGCTCGAACCGCTGATGCGCGCCTACCACGACACCATGATGGTCGGCAACCAGGGCATCCGCCTGTTCGCCAAGCCCAAGGTCAAGTTCATCCTGAAGGACGTCAACCGCTTCCTGGCCGACAACTTCCCGGGCTGGCGACCTGGCCAGCCAGTCAACTTCCAGGGCCACGAGATCTTCCTGCTGACGCAGGACGAGGACGCCAACTACATCACCGCCGAGCCAGGTACGCAGGGCGTGGGCACGCTGCTGGAGTACCTGTTCTTCTGCATCCTCCAGACGGCGCAGGTGCCCGAGTTCGTGCTGGGCACGGCCGTCGCCTCCAGCCGAGCGTCGGTGGATACGCAGATGGGGCCGTTCGTGAAGACCATCGAGCGCAAGCGCCTGATGTCCACCGACCCCTACGTCGAGACACACGAGATGTTCCTGGCGATGGCTGCCAAAGCGCCTGGCTTCGGGCTGCCGCAGCTTGAAACCTACGAGGTCGAACCCGCCTGGCCCGAGATCCAGGCCAAGGACGAGAAGGCCGTGGCCGACACGCTGCTGTCGCTGTTCCAGGCCTTTCAGGTGGGCACCTCGTCGGGCCTGGTGAGCATGGATGCTGCTAATGAGTTCCTGCGCGACTTCGTGCCGACGTTGCTGCCGTGGCTCGATTCGTCGGGCACCGAGGACGAGCGACGCCGCGTCATGTCGAGCCTGGCCTGGCTCGAACGAGTGCAGTCGGGTGGCTTGCCGCTGGACGTGAGTCAGCTACCCGAGAACTTCGGCCAGGGCACGGGTGACGTGACGGGGCAGCAGCAAGCGGCCTGAGCGTGGCGAGAGGACGGTGGATCTACGTGGAACAACATCGAGTGATCTGGACCGCACCCTACGGCGGCACCATCGGGCAACTGATCGCGCTGGTGGTGCTGATTGCGGCCGTGGTGCTGTGGCTGACCAGCCAGATGGACCCGAAGCTGTGCGCCATGTTCGGCGCGCTCGCCTTGGCGCGACTCCTCTAGACGTCTTTATAGTGCGCCCCGATGCGGGCGCAGAGCAGCGTCGAGTACGGGATGTTGATCGCGCTGGTGGCCATCCTCGTGCTGCTGACCGCGTACCACTTCGGCCAGGCGCTTCAGGAATGGTTCCTGAGCATCGTGGGCGCGCTCCCGATGGCCGCGCCTGGCGTCCCTGACCACTGAGCCTCCCGGGTCAGCAGGACGGCCCAGCGGCCTGTGGGACAGCGCTGCGACGCCGTCGAGTAAGTGGTTGCCTCCACTTCAGTCGGCCAGCAGCAGAGAGTCCGACTGGATGCCGCCGCAGCGTTGACCCGAAGCATACACTGCGAAGGCGACCGTGCCGCCGACACCGCAGCCGTCGAACAGCCACATCTACCAGCAGAGCCTGGTGGACGCTCGCGAGGCCTGGGCGAAGCAGTCGGGGCTGACGCAGGCGCAGGTCAGCAACGCCTACGCGCAAGCCGCCACCTCGCTGGGACAGCGCGCCGCGAGCGCGCCCGTGACCGCGCCCTCCAGGCAGTGGAACCTGGGCCAGCTTCAGCAGATCGTGCAGGACTACGGCGCGAACCTCGACCAGCGCGTGCTCGACTCGCTGTACCTGGGCATCAACGCCAGCTTCCACGACAGCGCCGACAGCGTGCTGAAGACCAGCGTCAACGACGCCTACGGGTCGGTCTTCGGTCCCGAGGCCGTGGACGCGCACGTCAGGGGCGTCAACAGCCGCGCCGCGAGCGCGTTCATCACGCGCACGGGCAAGGACGGCATCCGCCTGAGCGACCGCGTCTGGCAGGCCAACCAGTCGTGGCGCATGGCCGTGCAGAGCGTGGTGCAGGACGCGGTCATCTCGGGGCGACCGCCCGTGCAGGTCGCACGCGAGATCGAGCAGTACCTGAAGCCAGGCGTGAACGTGCCCTACAAGACCGAGACTGCCAAGCGCCTGAAGGTGCCCAAGGACACGAGCATGCCCGCCATGCGCGTGGCCAGGACCGAGATGCAGAACGCCTTCCACGAGGGCACCATCACCTCGCACGGTTCGATGCCGAGCTACCTGGGCATCCGCTGGCACATCGCCAGCGGCCTGGGGCACGAGTACGACATCTGCGACACCTACGCGCAGCAGGGCTTCTTCCCGAAGGGCACCGAGCCGTCCAAGCCGCACCCGCACTGTTTCTGTACCGCCGTGCCTGTACACAAGGATGTTGACAAGGTACTGGACGATTTGGAAGAGTGGCTGCACGACCCGTCGAGCCATGGGGATCTGGAGAACTACTACCAGCAGATGAAGCCGATGCTGGATCTCGAAGTCGCAACTGTGGCAGGCGGATCGGGCGGGCCGCTGCTGGGCGGCTACGCCAAAGGCGAGAAGGTGCTGATCGACGTCAAAGGCACCGAGTACATCGCCACCATCGTGGGCGAGCACGCCACCAAAGGCGTGCTGACGCTGACGGTGGACCCGGGCCAGGGCATCCAGTCGATCAAGGTCTGGCGCGCCCCGAACAAGGTCAAGCTGTACACGGGGCCACCGACGCAGAACGTGCCGCTCCAGCCAGGCCCGCCGCAGACGGTCGCCACGGGCATCGACGTCGGCACCACCGTGCACGCCACCAAGGGCCAGCACCTGGGCAAGGTGGGCGAGGTCACCTCGCTGAACGCCAGCGGTGGCCTGGTGCACGTGAAGTGGAGCGACGGCAGCGAGAACAACGTGGTGCTGTCCAACCTCGAAGTCGCGCCGCCACCACCGACCAACCTGCCCGTGGGCACCATCGTCAAGTTCCACACGCCCGAGCAGCCCGACGTGGACGGGCAGTTCGGCACGATCCAGAACGTGCACGCCA